GGGCCGCTTCGTCGCCTTCATGGATCGCGACACCGGCATGCAGATGGCGCGCGTGCTCGGTCAAGCCGCGAGCCAGCTCCCGCCCGGGCGCCAGCAGCCGAAGCTCGAAGACCTCAACCCGGAGGACTTGGCATGACCGCTATCTCGCTGCGAGTAGACGAAGCCGGCAACGTGCTCACTCGCAGCGGGGTGAAGTTAGGGCGGGTGCTGAGCAAAAGCTATCGCCAGAAAGTGACAGTGTTCAACATCGCTTTGGCGTCAGGTCACGACGTGCAAGCCACACAAGTGCACGGTAGCCACGAAGTTATCGTCATCCAGCAGGTAAAACCCAAGCCACCCCCGGAGCCGAAACCAGAGCCTGAGCTGCCTCCGATCATCAAGCACCGGCCTGTGAAAAAGCACGCGCCTGATTTTTACGGCGGCTGGAATGAGTTTCGCGTTGCTCTGCCTCGCGAGATAGTTGACCGCATTCTTTACACCCCTGACCCGGAGGACTTGGCATGAGGCAGATCGGCAAGGTGAGCAACACCAATCGCCATGCGCAGGTGTATCTCAACCGGGCCTACGATGTGGTCGCGCAGAACGGCATCATCATGGGCTCGGTGCGCTACGCCTTCGTCAACGGCGACGGGCTCTGGTGCATTGCGATCACCGGTCACAACGGCCTGCCCTACTACGGCGAGTCGATGCACGAGATGGAGTCGCTGTTCGATCTGCGCGAGGGCGAGCCGCCATGGACGATGCCGGTTGCTCAACCCCGGTCGGAGCCGTCAATCTGCGAAGACTTCCTTGCAATGGAAGCGCTGATGGCGGAACCTGCCCCTTCATCTTTCCAGCTCTGCCACGACAAGGAGAACCCGCTATGAAATCCTAACGTACGCCTGATAGACTCACCCTGCGGGCCGCCCCGCTAACCGGAGCCCTGCAATGCCACTGATCACCATCCGCCACATCCACTACCACCACCACCCGGAGATCGAAGCCATGAACGCACTGCTCGAACGTCTGCGTCAGGAAGTTGCCGCCAACACCGCTGCCGACCAGTCGGCCATCGCCCTGATCCGCGGTCTCGTTGCCCGCGTCGAAGAACTGGTGGCCAACACCACCGAGCTGGAAGAACTGCGCGCCGGCCTGAGCCAGCTGACCACCGACCTGTCCGATTCCACCGATGCCCTCGGCGCTGCCGTGGCCGAGAACACCCCGGCCGATCCGGCTCCGGCTCCGGTCGATCCGACCCCGGTCGATCCGACCCCGGTCGATCCGGCTCCGGTCGATCCGGCTCCGTAACACCACGGCCAGGTTAAACTGTACAAAACGAAAGGCCCCGGGAGACCGGGGCCTTTTGCTATTCGAGGTCAGGCGGCTCGCCGACTACGGCGTCCTTCCCCTGCATCAGCCGGTAGTGGTAGAGCGCTCGCACCTGCGCCGCCATGCGCACGTCGGCGAACTGGCCGTCCACTGCGTCGGTCTTCAGCCCGGCCTTCGTAGCGGCGCGCGTGGCCTTCCCCTTCGCCGAGCGCAGTTCCTTGTCGGTCTCGTCCCACTGCAGGCGCCACATGAGCTTCCTGCGCTCCATGGCGTCGGTGATCTGCTCGCCGGCCTTGGTGCGCTTCAGCAGGTCGTCCGTCTCGTCGATGGCCTTCTTGAACTGGAAGTACCGGGCGAACTCCGAATACTCTGCGTACACTTTACGGTGCGCCGCTTCGCCGATGGTCTTGTCTTCCAGCGGCCCGGTCACCGCCAGCTGCGCGACGCCCAACGGGTAGGACTTGAACAGGTAGCGGATTTCCTCGGGCGCCATGTCGATGCCGGTCGCAGCGCGCAGGGCCTTGGCCATCTCGCGGTAGCTCTCGGGGCTGTACTTGCCGAACTGCTCCGACTTGAACTTGGTCGGGTCGGCGTACTTGCTGTTGATGATCTGCGCGTCGAACGGTGTGGTGTTCGTGGCCAGTGCGAGCGGCGGCTTCAACCACGACGGCGCGAACAGGGTCAGCAGGGCCTGCGCCGGGCGCTCGAACCAGTCGATGTGCGAGTCCTCAATCGGCGAGAACACCGGCACCACGGAGCCGCTGACGAGCTTGCCGACCGCTTCGGTCGGGGTCTGCTCGTTCGTGCCCACGCCGAGCGCCGCACGCGCGATGCCGTTGGCCACGCGCGTCAGGCCGTAGGCGAGCGGCACCTTGATCATGCCGTCATCGCCGTACGGGATCAGCAGGAAGTTGTTCTTGGTGAAGCCCGACTGCTGATCGAGCTTGTTGCCGCCCTCGTCGTCATCGGCCAACGACCGCAAGAACGCCTGCAGCATCAGGAAGCCTGCGACGTACGCCGCCATGCGCGTCACGCCGACCGGGTTCATCTTGCCGGTGAGCGGATCGCGCAGCGCCGTGATCGCGTTGGCCGCGCCAGTGAACGTCGGCTGGGCGAAGGCGTAGATCGAGCCGAAGACCGACGCCGACTTGCCGCGCTTGCCGAAGTCCATCAGGTCGAGCGCGCCGGCTGCGGCATCCTTCGTGTTCATGCCGGCGTCGCGCATGGCCATGTAGCTCGCCAGCGCCGGGCCCACGTCGAAGGTCTTGTTGTAGCCGTCGATCCACCGGGACAGGATGCCGAGCTGCTGGCGCCACGACTTCTGCTTGTTGATCTGCGCGATGATCTTCGCGCGATCCGCACCGAACTGCGAGCTGAAGACGCTCACGCCGCCTTGGCGCAGGAACTCGTCGAGGTAGCGCCCGGTGCGCGAGTCGGCATCGAGCGGCTTGCCGAAGGCATAGCGCGCCGTCGCCTGCATCAGCGACGGATCGGCAAGGTACTTCAGCATCCCGTGTGCAATCGACTTGCTGTCGGCCTTCGAGCCATCGGCACGCAGGTAGGTGCGCGTGCGCAGGAACTCGCTGCGCTCCCACGAGTCACGGATGAAGTTGAAGGGTGCGAAGAACGGGTTGGCTTGCGTAGCGAGATAGCTGTACAGCTTCGTCACCTTGCCCGCGCCTTCGAGCAGGAAGTTGTTTTCCAGTCGGCTCGCACCACGGATCGCATCGACCAACGTCTCGTCGTCGAAGATGTAAGCCGTGGTCGAGCCATCGCGATGACGGATCACGGCCTTGTTGCTCAGTGTCGACCGCCCCGGGGGCAGCGTCTCAGCACGGATGCCTGCGCTGCGCCGTTCTTCCGTGGTCATGGCCGCATGGATCGCCGCGATCCCGTCTTGGAAATCGCGCCAGCCGTAGTAGCTCGCCGACTTCATCAGTGCAGCGCGCGAGGTCGACACACCGTCGTCCGGGGGCGAGCCCCGTTCGCGACCGGCCATCTCGTAGTCCCGCTGCACGTTCGGAATACCGGAGCCGCCATGGAAGCTCGAATCGTCGATGTCCTTGGTCGGATCGCCGGAAAGAGGCACGTACTTCGTGCGCACCGCGGCAATGGCTTCCTTGCGCTTGGCTTCGAGCGCCTTGACCGACGCTGCGTTGCTGGCATCGACAGTGTTGGCCAGCTCGCGCAGCTCTTGCAGCACCGGCAGCGCAGCTGGCTTCTCAAGGAACGTCGCTGCAGCAGCCGGCGTGACCTTGCCCGACTCGATGTCGAACGCCAGCTTCGCCGCGTTCATGTCGTAGATGCGGTTGGCGATGGCTTCCATCTCGGCGTATCCAGCGTCGCCGTAGCGCTGGCGCAACCCGGCCAGCCAGTCGGCGGCCTGCGCGTTGTTCATGCCCGCCACACCGCCGCCGCCGTGCTTCTTGACGCGGATGTTCTGGTTGTTGATCGCAGCCACCAGTTCAATGATCTGCACCTGTGCCTTCGCGTACTGCGTGCGCAGCTCGTCGAGCGCCGGGTCTGCGGCGGGCGCCGATGCCGCGGCGGCCTGAGCTGCCGGCACCATGCCTGCGGTCGAAGCGGTCGATGCCGCGGCTTCGGCTTCGGCCGCGTCCAGTTGATCCTTCAGCTTCTGCAGCGCCTTGATCCGCTTGCGCAGCAGGAAGGCGTTACGCTCCGGTACGGTCATGGCCAGCGTCAGGTTGCCGATGTCGCGCGTCGAGGTCTCGATGCTTTGCTTATTCTTGGCAGCGTGCTTGGTGATCAGCTTGTCGATCTCAGCCAGATGCTCGTCGTAGAAGCGACGCAGCGCATCGTCGCGCTTCTTGCGCGCGGTGTACATCGAGCCGATCACCCGCTGCTTCATCAGCTGTGTGACGCTACCGACCTCCGGCAGAGTCTGTAGCCACCGCTTCATACGGATCGACGCATCGTGCAGCTCTTCGTTGAGCCGTTCGCCGAATGCCGCGAGCGCCTTGGACACGCCATGCTTGTCCCGGGCCTGCGCAGCTTGCAGCAGGCCGCGCGTCGGCGTCGCTGCGCTCGCAGGTACACCGTTGCGCATGTTGGTGCCGACGACACTCGTCGCCGTGCGACGCTCAGGACGCTCGGTGTTGTCGGGCTCGGGCGCGAGGCCTTCGACACTCTCGGCATTCGAGAACAGCATCGAGCCTTGACCACCAAGGTTCGTCCCGGTGAACGCTGCGACCAGCGCTTCATGGTTGCTGCCCGGCTGCGCCATGGAATTGGCAATCGCAACGAACGCGAACTGGTCAGGCGACGAGTGGATCACCGGGCCGTGATTCGACTGGGTGATCACCCGAGGATGACGGCGCACGAAATCCCGCATTTCAGAACGGGTCATCGTGTTGCCGTCGATGGTGTACGTGCCATCGAGATTGAAAGTCGGCAGTGAGCCGAAGACCCGCTGTGTGACATTGTTCATCCGCTTCAGCATTGCAGCATCAGGATTAACACTGTCGTCAGTGAAGTTAGCATCCCCCCAACCACTCATTGAGAGCACTCGTGCTGCACGAGCGAAGTTGCCTGTCGCTGCACCGTACTTGTAGATTGCGCGAAGGCGATTAAGCGGCATGCGCGCAGCATTAGGCGGATACAACCCGCCGAGCTGCGGTGGGATTCCAGCAGCGATCAACGCCCCGTACAGCGCATCATAGAAACGACCGCCGAGAGCGTCTTCGGTTGCCTGCTGCGAAGTACCCTCGAACCCGGTGCTACCGACAGCCATTGCTGTCCCACCGTAAGTACCCCCGGATGCTACCTGCCTGCGATTTGCACCGTTCACCCCTTGAACACTGAGCGTCCAGCCGGTCTGAGTGTGTTGAAAATCCCACATTACCGAGGTTGGCCCCGGTGCACCGCGGCGTGCTACATCATTAAGCTGTTCAATGGCTTCGGTCATTGCCTCGAAGAACTTTTCGAGGCGCGTCGTAATCGGCAAGTTGACAGACACCGCTTCAGCCAGCGCGCCGACAGGGCGAATGCCCCTGTACTCGAACTCGTTGCTGAGCCCGATCATGCGCGCAAAGCGGCGCAGTCCACCAATGGCGCGCGTAACTTCAGGCCCCGACCTTCCGACAGTCAAGCCTTGCGTCTGGTTGACCGGGCTGGCGTCAGGCTGCCGCACCGGTTCAACAGGTTGAGCGGTGGCGCCGGTAGCAGTGCTGATGTCCGGCACCATGAAAGGCCCCGCGGCACTCCGGCGAGCTTCCGTAGCCGCGGCTTGCACGACTTGCGCAGACAGGCGCGTGATCTGCCCGCTGGTCAAGCCGGAAGAGAGCAGCCAGTTGCGTGCAGCCTCGCGAGTTTGCGCCGTGCCACGTGGGCGCAGCATGTACAACGCGCGCATTGCAGCGTTGGGGAAAGTCATCGTCCGCAACTGATAGCGCACCGAACTATTGCGAAGTTCTCGCGGTGGTTGCAGCGATGCGAGATCGATGGTCACTACAGCCGCGGGCTGTTGCTGCTGTGCGTTATTGCGCACGTTCGGCGGGAACGTCGCGCGCACTTCTGCGTACGTCGGGTTCTCGGTGCGGTCAACAGAAAAACCGGTCACTTGGTTCATCGCACCGAGCTGCTGCGTTACCGCAGTCCACGTGCCGTTGCCGTCGTCGGAATAGCTGATGACAATTTCCCGTGTGCCTGCGGGCCCGGTGATGATCGCACCCGGCTGGAAATACCAGCGACGGTTGATTTCAAGACTGATCCGGCGAGACCCTTCACCGTTAATGATCGCGTCAAGGTTCTGAGTCTGAGGCAGCAATGCTTGGTCACGCGGCGTCTCTTCGACAAGCGCATTCAACGGCAGTGTTTGCCCCGGGGTAACGCGCGTGATGCGGTTGCTGGGCGCCGCGGTCGAGGTATTGAAGCCAAGGCGCTGGATCAAGTCGGCGCGGTTGATCAAGCCTTGCGCGTACAGATCGAAAGCAGTGCGCTCTCCTACGGAGTACGAAGTGTCGTTGGAAAGCGCAAGAGCCTGCTCACCTGTGAGGCTCCCACCGGTGGTCAGCAGCTCGCGCACTTGATCGCGCGTGAGCAGCGCAGGCGCAGGTGCAGGTGCAGGTGCAGGTGCAGGTGCAGGTGCAGGTGCAGGTGCAGGTGCAGGTGCAGGTGCAGGTGCAGGTGCAGGTGCAGGTGCAGGTGCTCCGTCGAGCCCGCTGCTGAGTCGAGGATCACGGCCTGTCTGCGTCGCGACGTACGCAGCGGTGTGGCGCAACGCCGAAAGGATCGTGTTGACCTCGATGTTGGTATTACCCGTGATCTTTTCAATGATGTAGGAGACCAGCCGGCTGATGGCTTCGAGCACCGTGCCGTTCTGCTTCACGCCGATGTGGCGAAGCCCAGCTTGTGCTGCTTCACTGAAATCTGAAATCGTGATCGGCGTGCGCGCGGCCAGCGCAATGAACTCTGGCCGTACCATCTCAGCGAACATCTCTTGCACGCTGGCATTGCCGTAAACATTGGCATTGCCGGCAGCGGCTCGCAGCTTCACGTGGATTTCACTGATCAACGCCAGCACGTTCTGTGCATTACGATCACCGCTGTCCGCAAACTGCTGGATGCGATTGAGCCCCTTCACAGTCAAGCCGTGCAGCATTTCATGCAGCACCGTATTCGCGGTGGTGCGTGGGTTGAACGCAACAGAGTGTGTGTCGGTCGTGTAGGTGCCGAGATAGCTGTTGGTCGGCCCGCCTGCCGTCATGGTCATCGGCGGATTCTGTTGCCACACCACGCGAGGGATGGTGACACCTGCGGCCTGAAACGCGCTTTGCAGCAGCCCAGCGAGCGAGCGATTGAAGAAGCCTGCTTCCCGTGAGATCGCGAGGTCTCGCAGCACTTGCTCACCGTCGGTTTCGTTCTGGATGCTTTGCGCCCATGTCGCGTCAGGCTCCATCTCGATGGTGGCCTGCATGCCGAGCTGTTCGGTGAACCGTGCAAGCGCACCCCGGGGGTTGGCCGCGATCTCTGCGCGCCGTTGTTCCGGGGTGAGCCGGCCGATGATCTGGTTGGCCTGCTGCAACGCCTCGAACGGGGCTTGGCCGGGGTTGCTCAGTGCCTCGCTCAACGGCGCAAGCTGCGTCTCGATGGCGGTCGGTGCAGCCACGATTTGCACGTCGCCGTCGGGCGTCAGCTCGACCGTCGATGCGCTCGATGCGTTGCCTTCTTCCAGCGGCTCGAAGTCGATGGTCTCCGGCAACCCAGAATCGACGCCCGCCGCTGCAGCCGGCGACCCCACGCCTTCCGGTGCAGCGACAGGCGCCGAAGTTGCTGAGCCAAGGATCGTGTCGGCATCCGCATTCGGCGTCGAGCCGGGTGCGTATCCCCACCGACCGTCCGCGCCCATGATCAAGATGGCGTTGTTGCCAAGGTCGAGCGTCGCGCCGGGAGCAACCGTCGATGTGTCCGCATCCATCGCGTCCAACTCTTCGTCGGTCAGCTCAGGCGGGGCGTTCGGATCAGCGGTTGGCGCAGGCGTGGTGTCGCTGGCCGGGCGCAGTGCAGCGCCAGCCCCGCCCACGACACCACCGCCCACGGCGCCGGCAGCGAACGCATTGAACAGTTCGAGGCCGTCGGGCGCTCCCACGCCCGCGGCGATGCCGGTCACCGTGTCCTGCCCGACTTCCGTTGCGCCTTCCGCCAACGCGGTGCCTGCGCCACGCTTCAGCGTGCGCTTCACCAGCCCTCCCGCCGTACCCTTCAGCGCGCCAAGCAGCAGCTTGTCGCTCATGCCTTCCATCGCTGCGTACAGGCCTGCGCCGCTCAGCACTTCGAGGCCCTTCAGGCCCGCGGGATCGAGCCCCGCCTGCTGCGCGTTCTGCGCGATCTCACCGACGCCCCGCGCGTACGCCGCGCCGAAGATGCCGGCCATGCCGCCGAGCGCCTTGCCGGCGCCGCGCTTCAATTCGGTCTCGGTCACTTCGCGCGCTGCCGTGAGCGCAGCAGCGCGTGGCATCCCGCTCGCGACGTTCTTGCGCGCTTCCTTCAGCATGAACTCGAACGCGGTCTGCTGGAACTTCTTCTTCAAGGCGGACTTGCCGACCGCGCCTGCAACCGCCATCGGGATCGCACCGGCGCCGCCCGCCGCGGAGCCGACCGCCGCGCCGGCTGCGCCTGTGATCAGCGACTCGACCAAGCTCGGCAGGATTTGGCCGACGTTGTACTGGGCCCAGTCGACGAGATCGCCACCCGGCTTCAGCGCCTCGGTCAAGGTGTCGTTCGCCTTGCCCAAGTCCTGCGCTTCCTTGGTGTACGTTGCCATCGCCTCGAACATTTCCTTGGCCTGCGCATCAGCGCCGAACTTGGAAAGCACGTAGCCCAGCGCACCGGTTGCCGCGGCCTTGGTGTTGGCGATACCCGACGACCACGCGCGCGAGACATCACCCTTGCCGCCCGTGGGATCGACAGGCGGCGGCGCCTGTTCGAGCACGCGCTGTTCGAGCAGCAACTGGTCGCTCTTCGGGTCGGCCTTTTGCAGTTCGGCCACCGCGCGCTGCACGTACTCGTCGTGCAGCTTTTTCTTCTGGTCGTAGGGCAGCGCGTCGAACCCGGCGATCTTGCTGACCGCATCCGTCCACGACGGGATCGCAGCCGGCGTAGCTGCGCCCTGCAGCTTGGCGAGCTTGCGCTTGTCCTGCTCCATGCGGATCAGGTCGCCCACCACGTCGATGCTGTTGCGTCGCGAGCCGGTGATCCCGGCGACGCCCTGCTCGCGCAGGATGTCCAACGACGTGGGCTGCTGCAGCTTCGGCGGCGCAGGCACGTCGCCCGCGAAGTCGCCCAGCTTCAGATCGGCAAGCGCCTTCGCGAATACGTCAGTCATGAGAGTTGCGCCAGATAGCGATTGATGGATTCGTCGATGGCTTCGGGAATCTTGATGTCCGGTACGACCGGTTCGCCGAAGAACGTCGCGATGGCGGCCGAACGTGAGCGCTCCGCGTCGTCATCGACCGCAGCGTTCATCATGTCCTGCTCCCACACCGCGACATCGGTCGAGGGTGCACGCTGGATCGCTTCGAGATCGGCCAGATACGCAGGCGGCTTGGGTGCAGCGAACTGATCGAACACCGCGGCGATGGTCTCCGCGGGTTTGGTCATCACCGGGACGAGAGCGCCGCCTGCTGATGCCGGGGGAGTATTCGAGTCGGCCATGGTCGGCAGTGTACCTCCACCGAGCGCGGCGACGAACTTCTTGCCGTAGCCGGCGATACTGGTGCCCAGCACGTCCTTCGCCCCGGGCTTGTTGATCGCCCCCGGGCCGCCGAACCACGCACGTGCCGCCTTCTCCGGCCCGTACTTCCTGACGTACCCGCCGAAGCGGTGATCGAACACCTTGTCCTGCGCCGCAGGGTCGGCCAAGAACTCTTGCGGCGTCATGCTCTTGCCAAGCGCGGCCTTCGTCCACTCGGGGATGTTGGCGCCCATGACCTGATAACGGCCGTATGCACGGTCGCCGGTCTTGGTCTTCGGGCCCAGCGCTTTGTAGCCGCCAGAGCCTTCGCTTTCGATGCTCGCGATTGCATCGCGGTAGACGGCCATGTTCACTTGGGCACGCCTCCCTGAGCGTTGAGCACCGCGGTGGCCCAGTCAGGCACCACGGTCTCTGGTGCGGCCCCGTACTGCGGTGCCTTCAAGCGCGCACGCCTGACGTTAATGCTGTCGAACATTTTACGCATGTCCTTGAAGGTAGCGGCAAGCGGTGCTGACTTGGCTTCTACATCGGCAAGAAGTTGGCGGATTTGCTGCGCTTCACCTTTGAGCGCTTGGCGCTCAGCCGGCGACAGATAGTTAATGGCATCCCGCCCCGAGCTGCTTGCGAGTTGGCGCTCGATGATGGCTTGGCGTCGTTCGAGCGACAAGGCATAGTCGTTCAGCGGCTTCAACTGTTGCTGGCCCTCTACCAACTTCTGCTGAAGCGTCTGCTGCATATTGTTCAACAACGGCTCGTTCGCGGTTTCGATCAGCGCCGTGAGCTGCTGGATCGCAGGGCTCACAGGCGTCGCTGCCCCCGGCGTCGCTGCACCCGGCACGATAGGCGTCGAGAGCGCGGCCATCTGCTCCGGTGTCGCAACAGTCGGCCCTGCCGCAGCACCCGGCACGATGGGGGTATTCAGTGCGGCCATCTGCTCCGGTGTCGCAATAGTCGGCCCTGCTGCAGCACCCGGGATCACGGGGGCTCCTGCAGTGAATACAACTGGGTCTGCCGCTCCGAAGATCGACTTGACCACCGCCGGGTCCATACCTGACTGAAGAGCGAGCGCTGCCTGATAGGTGTCGCTCTGCTTCTGCTGCGCTTCCGCGGCCGTGAGCGCACGATCCTGCTGGCCCTGCGCTTGGAACGCGCTCAGGCCACCGGCTGCGCTGTTGGTCTCGCCCGCGCCGGCTGCGACGTACGCTGCCCACTCGGTCAACGGCACCTTGCTCCCAGTCGCGGTGTCGACGACGTTGCCATCAACCAACTCGATGGCTGCGCCGCGTGCCTTGACCGCGTTGAAAATCGACGTTGGATCACTACTCGCCACCGCGGCGCCGAGCGGGTTGATCGGGTTGGTGCCGCCGAAGGTGCTGACCAACCGCTGCAGGTTCGTGTGGTCGCCTGCTTTCGCCAGCGCCTGCATGTGCAGCGATGCCGTCTGCCCGAGCCCGTTGAGGATTTGGGTCTGCACTTCAGGCGACATACCCTGAAACGCCTGATCGTTCTGGATCGCCGCGCGCTGGTTGATCAGGGCGTCGACCGGGTTCAGGCCTTGGTCGGCATAGCGCTGCAGGTTCGGCAGGATCGTCGACAGGTACGTGGATGCCTCGCGCCCCTGCCGCTGCTGCAGTTGTTTTGCCAGCTGCTCTTCGCGCTGGATCGCGTACGTGTCCTGATCTTGGATACGCCGGATGTTCGCCCAGTTGGCGTTATCCGCCATCTGCTGCCCGCGGATCAGTCCCGTGAAGTCGATGCCCTGTGCCATGTCCCGCTCCTTATTGCCCGATGGGCCCGCTGTTCAAGCTGTCTCGCTGTTGATCGGCGAACAGCGTTTGCGTCGGGTCGATGATCTTTTCCGATTGGTTCTTGAATGTCCGACTCGCGTCCTTGTCGAACGTCGCACGTGCCGACGAGTCGTAGCCGAAGGCTTCTTGCCGCCCGGTGTCGAGCGGGCGCCCCTTGGCGTCCATCGGTGCCGTCGTGTTGTACTGCGGCGCGCGAACACCCTGCGCGTTGCGAGCGCTGTCGTACGCATCAGCGCGGAGGTCTTCGCGGAAGTTGCGTGCGTACTGGAAGGCTTCGAGCGCCTTGCGCATTTGTCCGCTCAAGATACTGCCGGCCGCGGCCAAGCCCTGCCCGGCCGATGCGTACAGGCTGGCAGCCTGCTGCATCAGATCACGGCCGATGGCAACCGCCTGCATGCGCCGCTCGGCGTTGACATCGTGGCGCGCTTGGTACTCAGCGAACGCGATGTTGCGCCCGAGCACGCGCGCATTGGCCATGGCCACGCTGCGAGCCATCAACAGGTCTTGCAAGCTCTTGGTGGTCGCGCTCGTGCAGTAGCGCGGCGCCGAGCACTTCGCTTCTTTCAGCTTCGGCGCGAACGCACCTGCGACCGTGGACACGAGCCGTCCGGCGTAGCGCTTGCCCATGGTTTCAACAGCTTCGACAGCTTCGCCGACAGAGAACTCGTTTAGGAACTGGATTTCGCGCGGCCAGTACACTGTCTCCAAATGCAGCTGCTGCTCTTCGGAGATGTCCAACATCCGGTCTTGGATGTCGCGCTGCTTGCGGTAGTTGTCGACCAGCCGGTTGGCGTTGTCGATGGCGATCAGCCCCGCGGCCGCCTGCCGGATGAAGGACGCCGTATCCGCGGCACTCGTGCGCGTACCTTCACCGGCTGTATAGCCAAAGTCGAAGAGGGTGCAAGGGCTGAGGAAACTCATTAGTACCTCCCGCTCCGGTCTTCCATTTTACGAAGGTCGCTGCTCAGGTCGGCCCACTCGTTCGCCTTGCTGATGACAGGCACCGCTTTCAGCATCTCGTTCGACACAGGGGGCATCCGTACCTGCTCAGGCACGGCCACCTGCGTCAGCTGCGGGCGCTCAACGACGCCCATCGGAGCAGTGGCTGTTGGCGCCCCCAGCATCTCGCGTGCGCCGTTGCCCCAGCGCTGCACGTCGATCCGGTTCGAGTAGAAGTCGTACGTGGTCAGCGCGCTGCTGACGGTGGAGATCAGCATCTTACTTGCATTGGTGCCGATGGAGTTGCCGATGCTCTGGTAACTCAACAGACCGCGCAGCTGGCCCTTGCCGAGCGCGAGCGCCGCGTACTGGCGCGCGTAGCGGCGGTCGTTGAGGATTTGGGTGCGGGCTTCGTCTTGACGCGCGGCGTAGGACATGATGTCGGTTCGCGCCATCTGCGTGTTGCGCTGCCACCGTGCATCCTCGCACGGCGACACCGGGGTGCAGCGCGCGTTCGCTTGGTCGATCCAGTTGGCTCGCCCCGCTGCGCTCTCGACATCGACGAACGCGGCCCAGCCGCTTGCGAGGCCGTTGTACTGGGTAACGGCTTTGCCTTCGCCGAACATATCGTCGACGAAGGCCTTCTCGGCAGGCCAGAACTCTTTCGCATGCAGGTGGATTTTCTCGGCGAGCACGGTCTGTCGATCCGCCAGCTCGTTCTGCATGTTCGCGATGGACTGGCTGGAATTGCGTTCCCACAGCGCGATAGCGACTTGGATCGCCGAGTCGACCGTCGCCTTGACGATGATCGACTTTGCTTGCAGGAGCCCTGCAGCTGAGTACCCGAAGTCGCTTACACAACTGGTCATTTCGTTACCCCAACAGGTAGCCGATGATGGTGTAGTGGTTCTCGTTACCTACGCGCTGTGCGATCCGGTTCTGCACGAACAACTCCGTGCTGCCGAGTGCCGCTGCGATCTGCTTCAGAAACTCAAGCAGCCCGGCTTCGTCGCCGCTCGATTCCATCACCAGCACCGTGGCCGTGGTGTCGTTGTGTGTCCAGCGCTTGCCGGCCGCCAGCATGGCAAACCCCTTGATCTCGTCATTGACTTCCTCAACCACCACCCGAGTACCGTTGACCCACGAGTACAAGAACCCTTCGGGATCGAGCGGAAGGTTGAGCGCTTGGGCCGCGGCGAACAGCCGCTTGCCGAGTGCAGCGAACTCGTCTTGGTTGGTCGGGGGCTGGACAACGCGGAAGGACATATCAGGCTCCAAGTTCTTTCATGGACGTGGCCATCGAGAACAGCTTGACCTTCGCAGTGCCATACAGCTCCACACGCCAAACCGATCCTTCAGCCCACATGGGCAAGCGAAACACTCGCGCGGATACGACCCCTCGCGCAAGTGCGGTACGGCCGTCAACCGTGATTTTAACCGTTTCCTCACCGCGCTCGTGCCAGAGCCGGGCGGCGCCGAAGTTCAGCATGGTCGGGGCGACCAACTCAGGTGACCACCAGCGATGCGGCCGAAGGATCGGGCCGCGATCCCACTGGTAGATGGCGTCGCTCTTCACGATGAAGAAGTCGCCCGTCCGCGAGACGAAGGCATCCGTCACGTCGTGATCGGACAGTTCGCTGTGCCCATCGAGCGGCCACCCGGACTCGGAGCCATTGCCCAGCGTCAGCACGAAGCCGCGCTCGCGGGCGAACACGAACAGCCGGCCGTTGAAGTGCACCGGGATCACGCTCTCGGGGTACAGCTGGTGCCAGTCGTCAGGCGCGTAGAGCGGCTGGGTGAGCAGCACCGGTACGCTCGCCCCGGACAGCGCCACGAGCCCGTCGTGCGTGGGGTACACCGCGCCCTGCGGCATGGACGCCATGCGCCGGTTGCCGCAGCCGACCATCGGGTAGTTCGCGGGCAGGCGCACCGCCTTGCGGCACCCCGCGTTCGCGCAGTCGACAGCGCCTGTGATCGCGTACGGCGAGCCGTCGGTCGCGGCATAGATCGTGCCGTTGCTCTCGGCCAGCGCGCACACGTTGTCGTCGAGGTCGATGAAGTAGGGCCACTGGTGGTAGCTGTTGTTCTCGCTGAAGTACACACGCTTGCCGACGAAACCGGCGAGCGCGTTCATCGACTCGATCCAGATCATGCCGCGCAAGTCGGCAGGCGGCGGATCAGCCACGTCTTCTTCGAGGGCTTCGATCAGGTCTTCGTTGAACTTGTTGTCAGTGAACGACGGGGCGCCAATGGCTGCTTCACCGACGAACATCCACACGGTGTCGAGCACATTGCCCGGCTCGCGCCCGGTCTGGTGCCCGGCGACTGCACGATAGATGCGCACGTGCGTGATGCCCCACGACGCATCCGGTACATCCCAGCCGGAGATCACGAGTGACTGGCCATCGGTGACCAGCTTGGCCGCGGACGCCATCGACAGCGCACCGCGCTCCTTCGCCGCGTTGCGGTACTGGTAGGCGTAGCTGCGGCCTTCCGTGCTCTTGCCGCTTGCGCTGCCGCCGAACACGACAGGGGCCTTGTACGCGCAGGGCACGCCGAGTCGGCGCACCGTCATGTTGCACTCTTCGTCGAACTCGTGCACCGCGGGCCAGTCTTCTGCCCCGGTGCTGAAGAGCTTCTTGCACGTCACCGGGCCGTAAGCGAGATCGACGTTCGAGTTGAAATCGACCCAGCAGCAATCCACCAGCGCCGTCGTGCGCACGCCGGGTTCGAGGTCGCGAATGTGCAACGGCTCGCGCCACGATTCCAATGTGCCGTGCCACAGCTTGCAGTCGAGCGCGAGGCCTGCGGTCGTCTCGCCCAGCAGGTGCCCCGCCATCCGGGGCGTGGAACCTCCGAAGCGCTTGATCGTGTACGCGGCCATGGATCAGGGGCCTTCGAGCGCTGCGACGCGCGTGAGCAGATCGTCGATCTGAAGCTGCTGCGCGGCGTTGGCATCGGACAGCGCTGTGATCTGTAGATTGAAGGCGTCGATCATGCCTTGCAAGTTCAGCACCACTTCCACCATCGCGTCGGCAGGGCGCTTGGTGAACGTCAGCGAGGCCCCTGCGCCGATGATCGTCGCCGGCAGAATGTCGAGCAGCGGCGGCCACGCCGCAGGCAGTGGTGACTTCAGGACGCCGTTGACGAAGTTGATGCCTGCGTCATTGACGCTCACCCCAGTGATCGTTGGCGCAGGCGTGCCGGGTTCACCGCGAGGGATGCCGATCTCAAGGATCGCGTGGTTCGGCGTGCCGACGTTCTGGACGGTCGGCACCGCGTCGTAAGCCACGGAAAAGACCGTGCCGATCTCCACGGTCGCGGCTTCACCCGGATCACCTTGGTCACCCGGCAAACTGATGCCGGCGCCGCCTGCGCCGCCAGTGCCAGCGCAGTTGTTGTCGGGCTGGTACAGCAGCGGCACACCTTGGGTCACGTCGATGATGCAGCCACCCTCCACGGCGATGGTTGCGTTGTTGTAAACCCCGTCGTTGAGCGTGATGTCGCAGCGCGGCATGACCGGTGCTGGCGAGTCAGGGCACTTGCTGCACGGGGCGCAGTCACTCGGCTTGGCGCAGGCCATTACGCTTCCTCCTTCGCTTCGATGCGCTCGTCCTGCCGCTGCTGGATACCGAGCATGTCGAAGAACATCCGATAGTGGTACGCCTTGTCGCCGGCAGCGCCGGTTGCAAAGCGATCACCAGTGAGCTGCGACGCGAGCACGTAGTGCCACGCCGCAGTGTTGAGCACGTCGCTACCCGGCATGTCCGCGTTCTGGTCGGCCAACGTCAGCTGGCACGGCACGCCGACGCATTTCGCCATCACGTAGGCCTTGGTGCCGCAGGGCACGGGCGGGTACACAGTGAACCGGCCGTCAAGATTGCGGTCGATGTTCACCGTTAGGATCACGTAGTCGTTGGGCCCAGCCGGCAAGCAGCTGGGCTTCTTCCAGTTGCGCTCGACCACGGTCGGCTTCGAGCGGGTGTTCTTCAGCTCGCGCAACACGTTGCCGTTCTCGTCGACCTGATCCAGCACGTCGAGCACCTTGCTGCAGCAGCCGCGCACATCCTGATACTTGCCGGCGCGCAGCGTGACCACCTTCAGCTCGGTAAACAGGTCGGGCCGATACTGCGCAACCAAGCTCATGGCTTGGCTGTAGGCAAACATCATGTCCTTGAGCGCATAGCGCTGGAACGGGCGCCCCGGCTCCGCGTCATTCATTACTGCGGCGATTGTCTCAAACCACTCTCTCACGGTAGTCATCAATACGCCCTCTGTGCTCCATGACCTTCAGCGAACCCGAGCTTTTCGCGCAACGCAATCGCTGCACCAACTGCTTCATTTTTCGATTCGTGAAGAGAAGTATGGCGCCTTTTATTGAATTGGATTTGCACTTTCCACCGGTTGTGCGCTTTGCTCCATGACACCCCTGAATGCCCGCTCGTGTTGTCTTGGCGCTTGCTTGCATTTCGCGTGTTGCTGTTGCGGTCAGTCAACCGCAGATTGAGCCAGCTGTTGTTCGTAGCATCGCGGTCTTTGTGATCAAGTTCATCAGGCGGAACTTCGCCCGTCATCAAGAGCCAAATCAGCCGATGGGCACAATAGTGGCTGTCGTCCAGCCACACATGGATGAACCGATACCCGCCCCGCCCGTGAGCGACGCTGCCTGCCTCCTTACCTGCGTACCGTTTATTCCAATTAGCCCGCTTTGCAGCATCAGGCTCAATGTCGCTCGTCTTTTCCTTGAACGAAAGAACCCCGATCTCCGGGTTGTAATCGAAGCGGGCCTTGACGTAGCCCAGCGGTGGCAACGGCTTGAACATCTACCGAAAGTACCTCCCGTTAAAGGTGCGACCCTGCGGGCCGTAGCCCCACATGCCCGAACCCGGTTGCATCTGGCTGCTCGGCACGCCGCGCAGGGCCTTGGTCTTCGCCAGCAGCATCGCTCGCGCGAACGCATCGCTGGTCGGCAAGGACGCCATCAGCGCGCGATCACGGAAGTGCACGGCGTTCGCGTACGCGAGCCGGGCACCCATGGTGATGTCCTCGCGGAACTGGTCGTACAGGAACACGTCGTGCGCGCAGGCGTCTTCACTCGGCGCCGAGTACACCAGCACACGCAGTAGGCCTGTACCGCCCTGCACGTGCAGCTCGTTGCGCGCCACATCCAGCTGCCACTCCATGCTGCCGTAGCTGCCGCCAGTACCGTTGCAGCCGCAGGCGTTGCCGCCGTCCATGCGCATGCCGATGACGCCGACGATGCGCTCGCCGTCGTACGGGAACACCGGGTAGGTGGTCACGCCCGGCTGCAGCTCGACGACGATCTCGCGCTGAAGCACGCGGCCTTCCTTGCAGAACCGAATGGCCGCTTGCCGCACGTAGTTGGCGGCGATCTCTTCGTCGGGCTCTTCGATACCGACGATCACTTCGGGGAGCCATCGAGCCCAGTCATAAGAATCTATCGCCTCCTGAATGGGAAGTGCCCGGCACGGGGCCGGGCTATCTTCGGTGGGCTCTTCGCACGGTGCCGGTGACGGCAGCCCGCAGTCCGAGAACCGCTGGCCGTTAAACGACCAATCGATGATCAGCCAGTTGACAGGGCTGTACCGCAAATGGGTCGGAACGCTCATGGCGCGGCCTCGGGTTGTCGATCAAGCCAGCTCGCTCGGCTTGGTGCTCTGGTCGATGGTCACCGACTCGATGGTCACCGGCTTGGTGTTGTTTTCGCCGCTCTTGGCGTCCGCCGGGACTACGCCCTTGGGCTTGACGAAGACCAGCTCGTTGTCGCCACGGGTGGCGAAACGCCCCAGCAGGCCCTTGGCCTGCGCCGGGATGTGGACGACCAGCCCGTTGACGCGACTCTGGATACTCGGCATGACGATGCTCCTTGATGGGTTGGAAAGCCGGGGAGCTAGCTCCCCGGCTTGGTTGCTGCTCAACGCTCGGCGCGGTGGATCACGTTGTAGCTCGCCGAGACCGTGAGATCGAACGTGCCGTTGACCTTGCCGGAAACCGGCATGGTGGCGACACGCAGGATGATCTCGTCGGCTTCCAGCGAGAACGAACCCGGCGCGGCGGCGTAGAAGTAATCCAACGCCAACTCCCCCGCGGACATCGCGCCGATGCCTTCGAGGATCAGGGGCCCGTCCTCGCCATCCTCGGTGAGCGCCGGGGCAGCGTCTTGCGTGCGCAACACGCCGCAAGCATTGTCCGGATCAGCTTCGGTGGTGACGAGGATCGCAGTGGCGCTCGGCAGCACCAGTCCGTTGCGCGTGAGCACGTCGAAGGTCAGGCCCTCTTCTTCGCTTTCCACGTGGATGCCCCATCCGGTCAGGAAGGCGAAGGTCGGGATGGCGAGCACCGAAATCTCGGCGCCGACACCGACGGCATTGATGTGGGCGAGGATCGCAGCGCGGTCATCAGCGAACCCGTTGCCGGAGGGGAACCGATAGCGGTCGACGCCACCGGTCGGGTTGACATGCTTCAGGCCGTTGTCGAACCGGACGCGATCACCGAGCTTGTCGTAATCGAAATCGACCGTGCCGCAGCAGCCGACACTTGCGTTGGAAGTGAACACGTCAGCCTTCGGGCGAGAGCCGCGAAAGACCTGAATGTTGTTTGCGTTCTTGGGTGCACGTGCCATGGTGAGTTCTCCTTACACCTTGGAAATGGCGACAGCGACGCCGTACGGGTTGAACACATGCGTGTCCCACACGAACTCGCCGACGAGATAGTCTTCCCACTTGCCTTCGTACCACTTGTTCGTGACGACATCGAAGGCGTGGAGGACTTGGTTCGGGTCGATCAGCACCACAGGAGCCAGCATGCCGGCCGCGCCGAAGTTCTGCGGGACGAGCCACTGGGTCGACATGATGCGGATGCCGTACATGTCACCGAGCAGGCCGGTGACCATGGCGTTGCGATCCGAGCAGCACTGGTTGAGTTCCTTGAGGTTCTTCAAGGCCCACTTTTCCAGCCCCAGCGGGATCAGGATCACCGGGTCAGCGGAGTCGCCCTCGCCGGCCAGCTCGCCTTCGCCGCACATCATGCCGGCTTCCTGCGCCACCTGACGCAGCGCCAGCACCATGTCCTCGAACCCGGCCACAGTGTTGCCGTTGAGCGCGTTGGCGCCCTGATCACCGAGGTTGATCAGGTGCGTCAGCTTGCCCGCGTTGACGCCCACGTTGTCCGGGTGAGCGGACGCGATGATCTTCGGGATCGAGTACGCATCGACCAGTCGGGTGATGTTCTTGCTGATCTGCCGGCGCAGGTTCGATTCCCAGCGCTCGTAGTTGTTGCACATCATCCGCTTGTCTTGGTTCGAGATTTTCCACTCGAACTTCTTGGACTGGCAGATGACGAGGCTGTCGGAACCAATGCCCGGGCCGGACATGGTTTCCGGGTCTTCGTTGTTGTCGGTTTCCTGACCGAAGAAGTCCATGTCCTGCTCGACGCCGAAGATCACCTTCGAGCCGCAGAACAGCTCTTCGTCGTTGAGGAAGTTGGACTTGGCGATCTGCGGGGTGACCGAGCAAATCTGGTAGTTGTAGACGATCTTCGCGGCGATCTTGGGCGGCGCCCAAAGAGAGCCTGCGACGCTTTCGTAGCCTGCGGCTGCGTTATCACGTGCCATGAGGAAGTTTCCTTCTATTTGAGTTCGTCGAGGATTTTCTGAGCCTTGGCCCGATCCGTGGCGTTGCCGCGGGACAGGCGTTTGGCTTCAGCGTACTTGGCTTCCAGCTCCGCTTGACTCAAGCGGGGCTTCCCTGCTCGGCGCATGCTCCCTTCGAGCGACCCCTTGGGGTCGGTCGGACGCGGGTTAGCCTTTCGGTCCTTGAAAGCCTTGATGCGCTTCGCGATGATCTTGGCGAATCGGTCGACGGCCTCGGTGCTCGTAGCATTCAACAGCGAGGTGACCACACTCTCCATGTCATTGTCTTCTTCGTTCGACCACGCTTGGAACGCGGGGTCGTAACTCAGTTGTGCAAGTTCGTGCAACCCACGGGTGGGGTCATTGAGCACGGTCTTGCGGTAATTATTGACCCGATCCCGTTCGCGTTCTTCGAGCACCTTCAAGGTCTCGGTTCGCACGTCACTCTTGGGGGTGTGGGCCTTGGCGATGCCCTCCGCGATCTTGGTGATGACGCGGAGCGTATCATCATCGAACTTCTCGCGGTCTTCGTCGTCGAGGATGGTGCTGATGTCGAACGCCGGGCGGGCGGCGTCGAGCTGGGCCTGCAGAGCGTCAAGCTGCTCCTTCGCCCGGGCTTCTGCTTCCAGCCGGGCGCGCTCGGACGCCTGCCACAAGTCGCGCATTTCCTGCGCCCGCTGCTGCTCCGGGGCCGCGCGGTTGTTCGCCGCGGCGAGGTCGGCTTCCAGCTTGGCGAGCCGCTGCCGCAGCGCCGTTACGTCTTCATCATCGTTGCCACCGCCGTTGCCGCGCTGCTGGGAAAGCAGGCGCGCAGTGGGATCGTCGCCGTCGTCATCAGCGTCATCGTCATCGTCGTGGCGGTCATCCGCGGCGTTGGGCTGCCGGGGTTGTTTCTGAAGCGGATTACCGTCGGGATCGAGACCGGCACGAGCCAGTGCACGGATTTCTTGTTCCCTTGCGCGTTCTTCAGCAGTAGCCATTGCAGTGTTCCTTTAGGTAGCAAGCATCAACGCCGGTCGGGCTGAGCGGCTGTCGGGTGCTTGGTGATGGTCTTGATGAATTGTTCGACGCCCTCGGCCATGCCGGATTGGCGGATCAGCACGGCCGGTTCCACGGTGCTGTACAACTTGCGCAGCGTGATGTCGGCGTAGTGCTTGGCAGCGTCCTGCAAAAGCCCCGAAAGACGCTCGTCACCGACGAGCGCCTTCTGGATTTCCTGCATGGTTTGTTCCGGGGTCACCGCTTCTTTCCGCAGGACGCGCAGCCCGTCTTCAACGGCGCCGGCTTGCCGGTGGGGGCCATGCCACGATTGCCGTTGCTCGGGATGTTCTTCGGGCTCGGCGAGGACGCCGTGCTCTTGACCGCGCGATGCGCCGTGGTGCTGAAGCTCTTGTTCATTTCGGGTCTCCGTTGAATGCCGCGGCCGCGGCGTTGTAATCGTCGGCGATCTTGGCCCACAGCACCGGGTCTTCGGCCTGTACCTGCGCCTTGATCTGGTTCATTGCGGCCAGTAGCTGCGCGCCGATACGCAGCAGTTCGATGATCTGTGTCGGGTTCACTTCTGTACCTCCGTGGCGATCTGGAACAGTTGGTTCACTGCAGCTTCGAGAGCCGCCTGCTTGACGCTATCCAGCGTCGGCACGGTATCACGGTCGCCGCACACCGGCTGGGTGATCTGGATAGCTCTGCGCACCGTGGTCAGCTGCACGGGCGACAGCTTGTCCTTGTACAGCGCCGCGACTTGGATCGAGCTGGTGGCCGATGCGCAGGCCGCCTCGATCTTCTTGGCGTTGGTGTCGAAGGTCTTGCAGCTGGTCAGTGCCAGCGCGATGGTCAGGAATAGCAAACGGTTCATGCTCATGGTTATGGCTTCCTTTGGTCTGCGGGGTGTTGCGGGTGCTTCGGTGCTTCGGCGGGGGCTGGAAGCCCGGGGTCAGTGCTGGTCTGGTTGAGCGCACTGCGCACAATTTCGTCCTTGCGATCCGACGAGCGCGTGGAGCCGAAGTAGTAGTTGAACACGTCCTTCATCGACCCTAGCAAGACGCCCAGCGCTAGGGAAACCAGTTCCTTGTTGGTGGGCGGGGTCTCCCGGTAGAAGAGCATCAGCACCATGGCCGAGATGATCAGCATGAGGCCGGAGGCTAGGACGTTCTGGATACCGATCTCGTTCGGTCGCAGGCTCATTTCAAGTGCCTCGCTTGCTTGAGTTCTTGGAGGTCTGCAGCGTTGGTGTCGGTTTTGAGTTCCAGACGAGGAATCTTGGAAACCTCCTGCTGCATCAGTGACTGCTTGGCCTTGATCTCGTTGATGTCGTTGGTCGTGACCGCTTGTGCGATCTCAATGCGTGATGCCGAGTTGGACACGATGTCCAACTTGCGCATGACACTGCTGCCGTAGCCGTACATCATCGTGACAACTGCCGCGGCTGCAACGCCAAGAATCCAACGTTCGACGGGGCCTACGATGAAAACCTTGCGGCCATCATCGTGGCGGCGGGCGCTGTGACCGTCATCCATTACGCATCCTCCGATAAGCCGTGTGCATCTTGTGGTCGTACTTGTTCTTGGCGTAGCCGGGGCCGTTGTAGATGCTGGCGAACCGGGTGAAGTTGTTGGCTCGCAGTGCCGCCACCAAGCGTAGATCAGCCTTGATGAAGGCGACGAAAGCGTCGAGCTGCGCGCCTTCGCTCTGGTACATGGCGTTCACGAACGCCTGCACATTGCCGAAGCCTGCGGCCTTGAAGTTGAAACCCATGATCTGAAACTTGCCCCACGACGCCGACAGCAGCGCCGCGTTGCGGTCGAGCTTCACTGCGCGAGCAAGGCGCTCGTGCTCCGCGAGCCCGCCTTTGTAACCGCCCGCCTTCGGGTTGCTAAGGTCAGGTGCCATGGCGTCGTAACGGCCTTGGGTGAGTCGACTGAACCAGTGCCGCTCGAAGAGAATCTTCGGCTCTCCGGTTGCGTGGAAGCCGACGCCTGCAGCTTCCACTTCGGCGACGGCCTTGATCGCAGCGACCTCGCATCCGAGAGCCGTCGCTGCGCGCTGGAAATCGGCGTTGGTGAGTAGCGGCTTCATATCAACCGGTCGTCGTCTGGATCACGGTGGCGCAGATCGAACCGCTTCCGTTCACGGCGTTCGCGTTATTGGAAATCTGACGCAGCTGCACGTTGAAAGCGTTGATCGCAGACACCGAGTTGATGCACACGTAGGTGTTGTTGATGCTGATCGTCGACTCGATCTGCCGAATTGCCGTCAGAGGCATCCACCCGGAGTCATACGGGGGGTCGTAGCCGATGGGGTCTTCAGGGTTAGGACAGCCGCTGAGAGCCCCTACCGGGGGTACTGTGTCGTACTCATAGCGTTGCGTTCCCGTGAACCTGATCTCGAAGTCCGCTGGGTTGAACGTGCCAGTGACCCACGAACCGGACGCAAGAACGCCGCTCGGTGAAGCAGTAGTGCTACCGCAATTCGCGCCGCCGCCACCGCCGCCTGTTACGCGCCACGTACCGTCAGGATGGAACTGCAAGTTGGAGCTTGCTTGACCTGTCTTCAGATACCCACCTGCGTTGCAGTTGGGCACCTGCGCCACCACGCACGGATGCGCGCCAGTAAAGGTCGGGGGTACCAGCGTGGTGTCGTTGTCGAGAATGTTGACGCAGGACATGATGCTCTCCTACTTATAGGCCGGGGCAGTCAGAGCACTTGAGGTTGTGCGCAAGCACGTCGCCGTATGGGGTTTGTGCGATCAATGTGTCGGGGGACTCCACATCGAGCTTGAAGAACGTGTACTTGCCGTGATGGATAGCAACATCCACTACTTGCACGGGCCCGTTCATCGTGACCAGCGAGTACGAAGGGTTCAAGTCTTTCGCTTGTACCCATCCGTAGCTCTTGCCGTTGGTTACGAAATAGCGGTGGTCTTCAGTCGTCGGCGGGCCGCCGTTGATCGTGATCGCGGTTTCAGCCTCGAACGGCGTGTTGTGGATCACTCGCGTGGCCAGATACGAAAGCCCCTTGAGCGTTTCCGTTGTCCACGCCGTCCACGACTGATCGAAGTCATTCGGCATTTCAGGCAACGCGAACGCCAGCACTTCATCGTAGGGCAGCAGGCTGTTGATCGGTACGTATCCCGTGGGGGTGCGCAACATCGTTCCGCTCATGTAGCAGCCGCCTCCACCTCCACCTCCACCGCCGCCAGCGTCGTTATCGAGCACACTGGCGCCCGCCGTCGGGATGCCCACTGTCCACGCTGGAGTCGAAACCGAAAGCGTGCCGTAGAGCGCGGTAGTGCCGTCCACGAGGGCGTCGTTGAAGATAGTCACCGGGTAGTCGTCGAAGGTGTCGCCTTCCGCGATGGTGAAAGGCAAATCAGGATAGCTCGCGGGATACGCGGTCTTTTCAGAGCCTGAAAACACGATGGTGCCGGAGAGGCCGCCGACCGGTGCAGGTGCGCTCAACGACACTCGAACATTGAGCACTTGCCCTTCCGTGATGGTCTGGTCGACGCCTACGACGTTGGTGAAGATCAGGCTCGCTTGGCCGCCTGCGCCGACGCAGGCGACATCGTTGACAGCCGTGATCCTCGAACTCAGATTGATGTCCAAGCAGAGCTGGCGTGTCGGTTCGACATTGTTGTCGTCGATGGTCTGCACGCAGATAGACCCGGTGGTTTCACCGATGGGCACAACCACCGACGGCGCCGGGTAGTTGTGGATGCCCTGTTCGCTGCCGGACAGGCTGCCAGTGACCGTCAAAGGCGCAGTGGCGACAGGTGCGTCAAGCTCGAACTCCCAACAAACCAGCGAGCCTTCCACTGCTTGCGCAGGCGGCGTGACGCAGGTGACTTCATGCACGGATGCGCCTGCATCGTTGTCGAGGACGTTGACGCACGGAGGCGTGCTCAGCTCGCTGGTCACTCGTGCATTCGGCAGCAACGTCGGGCACAGTGCTTCGGTGCCGTCGATGTCGTCGTCGTCGACAGTATCAATGCAAAGCACCGCTGTATCGTCGCCTACCGGAACCGTGACGATGGTGTTCGCGTAGCCGTTGCGCACGGCATCGGAACCGCTCCACTGGAACACGAGATTGAGCGCCGAGCCAGAAACCGGGGCGTCGAGCACGATGTCCCAGCACGCCTGATCACCTTCGGTCACATCAGCCGGAGGGTTGTCGTAATCGACCGTATGCGAGCTGCCGCTGGAATCGTTATCGAGCACGTTGATGCACGAAGTGGCGGGGGCGTTGGTCAACCTCGCGGTCAGCCTTGGGGTCACGCACAGTTGCTCCGTACCGTCGACCACGATGTCGTCGGTGGTCGCGATGCACAACTGCCCCGTGCTGAACCCGGGCGGGATGGTGATCGACCGCGGGGAGCTGTAGGCGTTGCGCACGAAGTCAGCGCCAGACAGGTCGAACTCAATGGTCAGGGGCGTGCCCGCGACAGGCCCGTTCAACGCGATGTTCCAGCAAGCGGTCTGGCCTTCGATGACGCTTGCAGCGGCCGGGCTGAGCGAGGTCATCGTGTGGACAGACGCGCCGCAGCTCTCGCCCGTGTTGATCCAGCGAATGTCGCCGCACTGGTTGGCTTCTTGACGCCAGTTGATGTTACTGCGGCAATCGTAGGTGCCGGTCGGCAACCACACCAGCGTGCTGACGAACGTCCAGCGCAGATCGCCGCAGTTGTTGCGCTCTTCGCGCTCGTACCCGGACGCCGTGCAGCGCGTCGCGCCCGTGGCTTCCCACGTCACCGGGACGGTCAGGTCTTGGTTGTTCCAGCGCACCGTGCCACATGGCTGGCTGCGCTCTTCGATCTCGATGAAATTACCTGCGCAGCGGAAGTTGCCGGTGGGCTGCCATTCGATCTCGCCGCCGTTGCGCCACAGCGTACGGCCGCAGGGGTTGGTCACCTGCTCGAACCAGAACTCGCCTTCGCAGCGCACCACGCCGGTTGCAGAGTAGTAGGACGGGCTGTCCGGGCCGCATACGAACTGCCAGCGGGTGTTGCCGCACTGGTTGCGCATCTCCACGTAGTAGCCCGGGCCGTCTTCGAAGGCGCTGATGTCGATCTGGCAATCGTCTTCGTCGATGGCCATGTCGGTGCAAAACGCATTCCCCGTCGGCACCCACTGAATCTCACCACACTCTGTCCAGCGTTTCGTTCCGCAGTTGCTCACTTCTTCGATGCGCACCACGCCTTCAGCGAGGTCGCACGCCGAAAACCCGGTGGGCGTCCACGTGATGTCTTCGCACCTGCAACCGCGCATGCAGTCGGTGACATTCGGTGTGGCGCTCGTGTCCCAGTAAACCACCTGCCCGTTCGGCGGGGCGACAGGAACCCACTCGTCGTCCACCAGTTCTTCGAGCTTGGCGATGATCTTGGCGCCTTGTGGCGAATCGATGATCACCCACGGCCGATCCGCAGTGAGGATCACTGGGGTGTTGCAGCATTCGTAGGGGGTTTCTTCTTCGATGCCCGGGAGCTGCGGAACATAGGGAGGGCAGCCACAGCCTGCAGTCGCTGCGCTGCTGATCTTGACGATCCAGAAAGAAACACGCTGCGTCGGGGTCAACCCGAACGCAAACACCGTCAATTGGCCTTCAACATCGAAAGGCTGGGAGATGCCGGTCAGCGTATTGTTGGTGATCAGAACATTCATGCTCGAAGCTCCGGCTTAAAAGGATGGCGCAGGGATGGAGATGGGCGACGCGCCTGAAGGTGATGCGGTATTGGCGATAGCACCCGCGCCGCTGCGCCCATCGATCTTCGGCACTTGCGGCCCACCCGGCGTTGCACCGGGTAGCGGTTGTCCCGCGGCGATTGCGAGGGCGTTGTCGATCTCGGGATCACTCATTCCAAGCGCATCCACGGGGAACCCCGCCTGATCGAGCAGTTGCCGGACAGCATAGCGAACTGCCATCTCAGGAACAACCGGCTGCTGGCCGGGCTGCGGCGGGCCAGCGGCTTGGAGCAGCAGCGGCAAGACGCCCTGCTGGCGCTGGATGCGCTGGTCTTCCTGCAGCAGCCCGGTCATGCCGCGCACCATGACGTTCACGTCCTGCCCGCTGGCGATGTCCTTCTCGGTCGTCATCAGGTGGTTGAACAGGCCGCCGAACGCTGGCTCGATGAAGTAGATGTCCTCGTTCAGCGCGGCCTGCTTGATCGTGCGCAGGGCGTTGGTCATGCGCTGGCTGTACTCGCCGAGCGACGACTTGCCGAAGTCCTGCGCACCGTAGGCGAACGCCGGGATGCCGCAGTCCTCGTCCGCTTGGCGAAGGATCGCGCCGACTTGGGTCAGCAGCAGGTGGTACTGGGCCGAGACCGCGTGCATGGGGCGAATCGGCTCCGGCATCGCGGCCGAAGTGCCGAAGCGATCCTCGACGTTGTACTGGCCGCCCGGCACGATGTTGCGCGAATCGCTGGGGTTCTCGAACACGTTCGGGTTGGCCATGATCGGCGGGCGCGAAGCCCAGTCGATGTTGTGCTCGAACAGATGCATGATGCGGTTCACGCGCTGCTCGCTGTCCCACAGCATCGCGCCCATGCCGAGCGCGTCGTACAGGTTGTCGCCGATCTTGTGGAACGGGGCAGCGAAGTAGCTGCGCTCCGAGGCGCCGTCCGGCATGCCGATCAGCTGGCAGCGAATCGTGCGGCCGCCGCACACTTCGATGTGCGCCGACACGTAGTCCAGTGAATCCAGCCCGGTGATGCCGTACTCGCGCAGCTCGTCGCCGCTGAAGAAGCCTTCGTGGATCAGCAGCGGGATCGTCTCGTCCAGCGACCACCACTGGTCATCCTGCCCCTCGCCGTCGATCCAGTTGCGGGTCTTGTAGTTGTGGTCTTCGATGATCCCTTCGATTTCGGAGCGAATGTAGTGCTGCTGCCGAGCCATGTTGATCAGCTCGGACTTGGTGACGTAGGTGAACTCGGTGTTGCCGGTGTTGGTCTGGTAGTCGATGGCATCGGCAATCGGATAGAAGTCCTTGACCCGGATATGGCGGAACCACGGCACGGTCTGCCACGTGAGCTTCGCGCCACCGCCGCGGTTGTGCGAGAGCAGCGGCTTCCGGCGCCAGTCGGGGAACTTCATGATGCCGATACCATGGAGCGCGCGGTCGAAGGTGTACATCGAGAACGCTTGGCGGAAGTTGCCTTGGATCATCAGGTCGCGCATGGTCGCCTGCACGATCTTGGCCGAGCTGGAAGCCAGCGCCACGATGCGCGACTGCTCGACTTGCTTCAGCGCGCGGGTCTGCTCAAGCAGGAAGTTCTCGATGCGCGCGGCCGGCTTGCCGTCGACATCGAGCAGCAACTGCGGGTCGGCGAGCCCGGCGTTCGCCATGCGCATGCGCAGCTCGTCGCGCACGCCTTGGCGGATGCGGTCGAGGCTCTTCTTGTCGAGCGTCGGGTTCGGCGAGGGGGTGACGGTGAACATCGAGTCGAGGTTGTTCACGACCAGATCGTTCGTCCACGCCTGCGTGGCGTTGACCTTCTGCTGCACGATGCCAAGATAGCGCGTCGGACAGAAGCCGAACGCATCGGTCATCTCGGCCGCGTCGGCATTCGTGTACTCGCGGCGGTACTGGTGCTCCGCGCGCTGGATCAGGGTCTCGAAGCTCTTGCCTTGATGGACGATGTGCCCCTCGCGATACTCCTTCGCACGGTGATAACGGTCGACGACAACGCCGGCCAGATCATCGCGCTGCTCTTGGTTGGTTTCCATCAGCCGAAGGCTCCTTTTCGCTTAGCTTGGTGCTGCGCGAAGATATCGCGCAGGCGGCGAGGATCGTGGGCCAGCACTTCGGCCGAACGCCCTTGCACTTGAGAGGGGCGCCCTACAATACCCTTTTGGTCGGTGAACCAGAGCCCGAAGGTCATCAGTGCATCGCTGGGGTGGCTCGTCCAGTCGTGCACCGGGTTCTTGGACATCACCTTGCGTTCTTGGTCGAACGTGAAGCGATACTGGGTCAGGGCGCTCAGGATGAACTCGCAGTCATCCATCGGGTCTTCGACCTTCGCATCGGCGATGTTGATCTCCATCTGCCGGATCACGAAGGCGCCTGCCGCGATGCTGTCATGCTTGGCGACGTTATCCATGCGCTCGAAGTTCAAACCGACCTTGCGGCCCAGTTCGAACCATGAAGTCGCGTTGCCGCCGCCGCGGTTGATGACGTCGTGCGGCCCGATGTGCTTGGCGTAGTAGTACGGCTTCTTGCTCAGCACTTCGGCGTAGTGCTCGACGCCGGTATCGGTTGACGAGTACCAGTCGATCAGGCGCGGCCGGTTGCCGATGACCTGCCAGAACAGCACGTAGGTGGGGTCGCCGACGCCGATGTCCCACGACGTGTACACCGGGAAGCGTGGGTCGTAGATGAAGGGAGCCGCGCGCCCTTCGAGGCGCAGCGTCTTCAGCTCGTCGCCCCACACGGCGCCGATGATGGCCGCGTCCCAGCTGGACAGATATTCCTGCTCGAAGAGCGAGTTGCCGTAGGCCGATCCATAGAAATCGATGTAGAACTTGCGCTCGGCCGCGAGCTGCAGCGTGTTGAAGATGCCGGTGTCTTCGGCCGATAGCAGCTGGGCGAAGCCGTCGGGATCGGTGGCCACGCTGTCGAACAGCTTCTTGAAGTGGTTGCGGCCGCGCACCGACGAGATGTGCAGCGACCAGCCGTTGTTCTCCAAGATGATCGGGCGGAAGAAGCCGAACGCCGCGGGGTCGGCAAGTGCGGCCTCGGACATGGTGATGCCGATGGGCGTGCCGCCCACGAGCGAGTTGTAGTTGTCCGACCCCAGCAGCTGCCACGTCGAGTCGTTCTGGAACGTGACCTTCATCGCCTGATTGTCGACGTGCTTGATGATCTCGGGCGGGAATGCGTCTTTCCAGCGCACGCGCCCCGTGCGCGGATTGACGCCTTCCCATAGCGCTTTGCGTGCCTGCTCCTGCATCGGCAGCATGTGCCAGTAGTTGCCGACGCGCTGCATCGCCTTGATCGCGGCGTTGTGCAGCGCGACTTCATCCTTGCCCATGCGGCGGTGCCACGCGAGCACGACGGTCTTCTTGCCTTCCATCAAGGCATTCCACCCCGCAAGCTGCTGCTCGCGGGGCTCCCAGTCGTATGCAGGTAGCAGGACTTGGGTCATGCGCAGCTGGGGATCGAATGGGAGAACACAGGCACGCCCATGCAGGCGCCCGTGGGTTCACCCGGCCCCGCGCCTTCAAACGACAGCACGACGCTGGCTTGCGTGGCACTGGCAGGATTCAGCAGCACGCTGCTTTCACCGCCGGAGCCCATGCGCAGCATGTAAAGCTGGGTGTAAAGCACGCCTGCTTCAGCTTCTGCTTCGAGCGCAATCGTTGCACTGGGTGCAGCGGCGTACGCATCGATTTCCAGCCCCTCCGCAGGGGCCATCGCCAGCGGCCAACCGGTGTGCATCGGCTGCACAGGCTCGACCAGTTCAAGGCTGTAATCCCAACCGACCGGGAGCAGGTCATTGGCAAAGACGTTGGCGATCACGGCTGTTTCGCGCGTTTCTGCTTGGAACGTGTTGTTGGCAAGCGTGACAAGCACCCCTTCCATGGTCACGGTTGCCGAAGACAGGGAATCGCTTCCTTCAGTCACGAGATGCCCGGCGACTCCGCTGGTGATTTCGTAATCGAGCGTGATCGTGCCGCCGTGCTCTGCGAAGACGACATACGTTCCGCCGAACAGCACGTTGCTCACTTCCGGAGGTAACACAGGAACAGCAACCGAAATCGAAAGCGCCAAGTCTGTGTTGCGCGCTGGAACCCCATTGATCGTGTACGCGGCCTGCGGCTCCACTGAGATGCTGCTTTCACCGACAGCCGTGACTGTACGCGGCGCGGCCTCGATCAGCACCTCGGCTGCATTCGCGAAGCGCGTGAGCGTGATCGTTCCTGTGAGCACGCTTCCCGGGGCTGCAGTATGCAGCCAGTCAACCGGCAGCAGCACTTCATAGTCGAACGTGTAGGTTCCCGGTGCGTTGACCTCGATCAGCGCGCTGCCGCCTGCATCGTCGGCGAGACTCACGACCCCAGCAGGTAACGACCCGGGGATGATGACTTGCAGCATGCTCGACGTCAGCCCAAAAGCCGCGAGTGCACCGCTGCGCCCGTTGAGCTTGATGTGCTCGTAAAGCGGTATCGCGAACGCGGAGTCGCTATCGAACCACCCGTAGGCTTGGTCGTCGACTTCAACCAGTACACTGCTCATTGATCAATCCTCTTCAGGGGGCAGCAGCGCGTAAGTCGCGCAGGTGATGTCGATGTCGTGGTACTCGGTGGTGCCGAGTGCACCGAAGGTTCCTGTCGCAAGCGTGACCCCGCTTTCGTTCACCCATCGATACCCAAGGGTCGGCGCCACTACCCCGAGGCGCACGGCATACGCAGCGCTGTCATCCATGAGCAACACAGCATCGGGATACCCTTCCGCTTCGAGGGTCGGGGGGCCTAAGCTGGTGACGGTGAACGTCAGCGCATCTTCAGGGATGCAGCACTCGGTGCTGGGGCCATTGACCAGTGTCGGGGTGTGGGTTGCCACGAACGCGGGGGCAGGGCAGTCGACGTACACAGGCGCTTCGTAGCAGCCGCAAGGTGTCTGGATGTTCAAGCGCCAGATGCCGCGCTTGGGGAACGGTACATTCGCAGGCAGGGGGTCTTGGATGGCGACCGTAATCAGGTCGTTCGGCCGTTCGGTGAGCACTAGCGGCACCGCTGTGTGGCCTTCGCGAGTGAGCGTCGCAGTCACCGACGCCAAGACTCCCGCGCAAGGCGGGAGCTTGACTTGCGTCGATTGCTCTTCGCAGTCGAGCTTCTTCATAACGGCTCGACCGGTACGAGGGTGAACTCGACGCAGTAGCTCTCACCGATGGTGAGTGGAATTGGCTCCATGAATTCTTGAATCCACAGTGTGCCCCCCATGTTTATCAGCGCCAGCGACTCCACTATCGTGCCTCCGTCGCTGCTGTAGAGGTTCATCGTCACGCTGCTGTAGGTATTGCCATCGTCGTAAATGATGCCTACCTGACTTACAATGAGCGATTCGATATCGACAAGCGCAGGGCCTGTACCCCCGAGCCACCCTCCGGGATCGCTGTTGTAGATGGCGCCCGCCACACCCTCTCCGATGTCTGCTGTGGTGAAAGTAAGCATCACCGGGCCTTCGCCCCCCGGGTTGAGCTGCGGCGTGCACACGAACGCAGGTGCAACGTCGATTTCGCCCGGACACATCACTGCGTCGCAGTTGGGGGAGGGGAACACGTCGGCCGGGCCTGATACCTGCAAGCCGTTGGTGCTTGAGATGAACTTGAGAGACTTCACAGCAGTGCTCCTAGTGTAAATCCAGCGATGCCCGCGGCCCCGCTGAGCAGCAGTATGCGAACGGCGATGCAGCACGGGCACCCGTCGGTCGGCTCTTCGAACTTGTTGATGAAGAAATCGGCCAGCGCATCACCGAGCGGCGCGAGCCATGGCTTGCGGCCGAGCTTGCACGGGTTGAAGTGGCTGCCATCATCAGGCTGATGTGCGGAGCCGTTCATGCTTGCACCTTGACATCAACGACATCGAACTTCGAGTCGATTGTGTTGAAGTAGCCGATGACGTAGACCCACTTGCCGTTCGGTGCGGTCGCCGGCAGGGTCACGCCGATGCCGCGGTAGTAGGCATCCCACGTCAGCGCGCGATCAGCGCCGCTCGCCAAGAAGCGCAGCACCATCCGCTTGCCGTTGATCGCAGCGGCGGGTGCGGCGATGGTGGCGTCGACCAACAGCCCGGTGAACTCGGCGATCTCAGTGAGTCGCGCCGGGGTCAACACCGCGCCGCTTGCGGCGGTCAGGATCAGCGGTTGGATCAGCGCGAGATCGTAGTCCGCGTCACCGCGGAAAGGCGCGATGATCTTGGTGTTCTCATACGCCAGCGTCGGGTCGGCAGGCAACGCGCTTGCGCAGTCGATGTAGATCGCAGCACTGGTGTCGGCCCCGTCCCATTGGGCGAAGGGATCAGGGCTCAGGCGTTTCGCCACGGTCGTCGCGATGCCGCGGGTGGTCATCCCGGTTTCGTGCGAGATGTGCTTGCCCCCGTCCAGCGACTCGATTTCGCCGACCGCCACGCTGCCGTAAGACCCATAGAAGTAGTAGCCGTCGATGCCGTACGGGTTGTAGGCGGTCGCGCGACTGATCTTCGTGTAGAAGCCCGGGTAGAACAGATCGGAAAGCCCTTCCGGTGACAGCTTGACCTCGACTTCCCACACCATCTGCGGGTCGTAGAAATCCGTGTAGTTCGGGTTCGTCCCGAGGACGCTGCGCGCAATGCCACCGTTCGCCGGGTTGCGCGGGCTCTGGTTTCCGATAACGCTTGCGATCACGGCTTTCATGCGCGCCACCCCGTGTTGAGATAGACAGCGATGTTGCTGTAGTCGGTGCGCCTCCACTCGTACTCACCCGGGGCGATGATGGTGAAGCCGCGGAAGCTGGACACGAGGCGGATCGGATCACCGTCTTCGTTGTAGGTCAGCAGGATCGGCGTGTTGCCCTCGACCGCGTAGAGCAGCACTTGCTCGAACGGCGCGTCGGGATCGAACCCGGTCGCCGTCAGGCGCGCGGGAAGGTCGTTCTCGTCGAGGGTGAAGCGCCCGCTGTTGGCGATGGCCGCGGGCGGCACGTAGGCCACGGCGTCCGGGCACACCACGATCCACTGGCTCGTGTCGGCGGTGATCGGGTCAGCGCCAGCGAGCGTGGCCG